GACTAAAGCCAAAGGCGTTATCAAGGATGCTAGGGAATTAGATTATAAGCAATTTGAAGAGTTTTATATGTCTTTAATAGATGGGGAAAAGAAAATCAAATTGTATGATAGTTATGTAAGAAGGGCGTCTTTAGGTTATATATTGAATGGTAACAAAGACATAGAAGCAACGGTTTCAGAATCGAAACATATTGCCTTAAAAAGAAGAAAGAAACGTTTGATAGATTATATAAGAAACATTAGTATTCCGCATCACTTCGAGTCTTACGATGCAAAAACACCACGTTATTGGGCTGATGAAGAATTAGAAAATGAAATGTGGAAATTAGCTAAATTCCACGATACACCGACAGGTAGTTATGAAGGTGATGTTTCATGAGGATTCAAAGTCACACTTGTAATGAAATATTAAAGATTGATATGTCATTAGAAAAAGAGGACAAGCATGCAATTATTGAAAAGTTTGAGAAACAAGGTTTTACAAATGTCCACAAACTTTCATATAAACGTGGTAGTGGGGAAAAAAGAGCGCAATTAACTTTCTTGAAGTCACATCAAGTAGAAGATATTGAGGGGGATAATTATGTTGAGTAAGAGAGAAGAAGAAGTGATGGAATGCATTGAGGATTATATGATTGAGTTTGGTTTTGCACCTTCCGTGCGTGATTTAGGGTCTCGTTTGTACGTTAGTTATCAGACGGCACACCGTTATTTGTTACAATTAGAAACGAAAGGAAAGATTAAACGGTCTCACCATAAATCACGTTCAATTCAAATTTGTTGAAAGGGGTGTGACAATTGAAAGATAAGATACATGAGTTGATTATTGAGTTATTGCAAATGGATAAGTCTGTTGTATCGAAAGAGTATATTGTTAAAAGATTACTAGAAATAGAGAAAGAAGGCTAGCGGACAAGCTAGTCTTTTTTTTATGCAAAAATGTGACAAGTGTCACGTTTTTTAGAACGTCCGTTCGTATTATAGTATACATATAGAGAACAAACATTCGATAAGGGGTGTGACATATGGAAAGAAGAAAAGCATGTGAAGATGAATTGAAAATATTAGAGGAAGAACATGAACGCGTACCATTTTTAAAAACAACGGGTATGGGTAAAACTTTCTTGTCAATAAATAATCTCCAATTCTTCGCCAGAAAGAATGACGAGGAAGAACTGGACGAAATCGAAGAAGATGACAACGAGGAAGAAGAGGAAGAAGAAAAGTCGAAACCAAAACGTAAACCAAAATCAAAAAGTGAGGAGGATGCACCACAATGGGCAAAGACATTCATGTCGACGATACAGGAAGTAATAAAGCCGAAGGAACAGGAATCGGGGGCGCAAAAAGTACCAGTACCACCGAAACCAAAAGTCGAGGAAGAGGAAGAACCGGAAGTGGAGGAACTGGAGGAAGAGGACAACAAACCGAAGAAGAAAAGCTTCCTAAGTTGGTTCCTGTAGACGTTCCGGGGAAAGAAGAAGAAAAGGCGGAGATTGATGCAAAATTAGAAGAGAAGCGCAAAAAGGATAGGGAACGAAAAGCTCGTTCACGCGCGAATGCAAAATCTTCCCCACGATCCAAAGGAAAAACAAAAGCACCGTCAATGGACATTTTGCAATTGAAACCTATTTTACTAACAGTATCTACAATGGTGGCATCCCGTGAAGGGTTTGAAATATGGGCTTTAAGTGAAACGGAAATTAATACGCTATGTGAACCAATAGAGAACATGTTAGCGAAAACATCGGCATTTGAAAAAGTCGGGGAAAACAGTGACGCGATTGCGCTTGCTATCGCATGTTTTACAATCTTCGTACCAAAATTCTTAATGTGGAATGCTACAAGAAAACAAAAGAAAGCGCAGGTGGTAACAAATTATGCTAGACCAAATCCAACTACCGGAACATCCGGCAGAAACGAAACAGGAAAGACTGGAACAAGTCTTAAACCTAGTGGTGGACAGGCTACCGTTTCAAGTCAAAATTTTAGCGGGGACATTTCTTCCCTCATTCCGGCAAGCGCTCCTTTCTGATGAGTTCGAAGACAACATTGATGGCGGACTGGAACGTGTGAAAGAAGTGATTGACTATGTCCAACATGGTACTTATCCGAGCGAGTAGGTGTATTTATGCAATACCGTTAGGTGATTGGTGTAAGAATTGGAAACCTTGTTTTCCGTTCGTTGAAGAATGGTCTGTTACGGTAGGTGAAAAGTATGTCGTTTTTGAATACAAGGAACATTGTTACCGTATGGACGAATACTTTTTCAATACTTTATTATCACGCGTTCCGTATGCGTCACGCAAACAAGCTCTTAAAAATGGAAAGGGTGTTTTGCGGACGGAAAGGAGTTATGACAAGAAGGGTGTGAAGAAACATGAATGGCATCCCGACTGATGAACATGTCTTTATTGCAGGGAAAACAGGTAGTGGGAAATCTTATCTAGCTGAAATATATCTAGCGGGGTATGAACACGTTGTGATGTTAGATACAAAAGGACAGTGTTTAGAGCGTAGGAAGAAAGGTAAGGAACTTTGGTATGGGTTACGGGAAGGAAAAGACTTTGTACTGGTTGAGACACTGGAAGAAGTAGCCGAAGCCCAGACAAAGAAAATTATCTATTGTCCAATTCCAGAAGAACAGGACGAAGAACATTATGACGCACTTATGAAGTGGGTGTATGAGCGAGAAAATACAATTCTATGGATTGATGAATTAATGCAGGTTGCTCCATCTCCTACAAAGTATCCATTCCATTTGCGCGCACTTATGACGCGCGGGCGTAGTAAGGAAGCGACGGTTTGGGCATGTACACAAAGACCCGCTACAATCCCGATTGATGTGTTTAACAATTCAAGTCACTTCTTTATTTTCGATTTAAACATTCCGGCTGACCGTGACCGCATTGTAAAAGCGACAGGGTGTCCGGAGTTTTACGAAAAGCCCGGTAAGTATAACTTTTGGTATATGCGGGATAGCGATGATGAACCTGTCCGCGCCACTTTGAAACTTTGAAAGGGGGTGACAATGTGGAGGGTAAATTTGCAGGGGTCGGACTCAAAAATATTATTGTGTTATGGCTCATGTTCATTTTATTAACAGTCATGGCAAAAGCGATTTTAACAAAACATCCGGTAAAAGGACTAAGTGAAGTTGTCCAAGCCGTATAAAGGAGGAAATGAAAATGGGTAAACTATTTAGCCCGTCATGGTGGGTATCTATGTTTGTATCAACATTCGTCACAATGATCTTTATTTACATTATTAAAAAAGGTTCTGAGAAATACAATATTCCGGTCGTTCGACCAATAGCGGAGGCGGTATAACATGCACGTAGTTACTATTTATGATGGAAATATGAATCGTATTAATACACATTTTACAGCAACGAAACCGACATTTGAACAGCTAGCCAACTTTAAAAGTCGTTATGAAAATGGTGAATATGTGGAATCAAATGAACGTTTTGCTGACTTCGAAATCCGTGAAGGAGAAAGAAAAGAACGTTTAGCAAATGAAGCAAAGCAAGCGGAACTGGAACGAATCAAACGTGAACAAGGCGCGGGAAGCGGACTTGTTGAAGGAGGAACAAACTAATGGCACAACAGAAAGAGCAATATACACCGCAACAACGCGCAGCGATTTGGGCGACGTCAACACGACAATACAAACAAACATTGCCAACACAAGTTGTTACACAAGAAGGTATGACGCTTGATTTCACATTGCCGAAAGCGCGTCTATTAACAAAAATTATGCTACATGTAAAAGCCGTAGCCACGTTGAAAAGCTCTAGCGGGAACATTCAACGTGACCCGATGTCTCCATATGGTATTTTACGTCGAGTAGAACTCAACTTAAATAACGGCTTCTCTCCTTATATTGTAAGCGGAAAAGAACTATTTATGTACAACGTTTTACGTAATCATCCGGACGTATTGTTACCAGGTGCAAATAAACAGTCATTAAACTATGTGGAAAACGTAGCAACAACAGCCGGGAAGGACAATGAAATTCAATTTACAATCCCTATTCCAGTTAGTTTAAATGAGCGTGACCCTGTTGGAATGGTTATGTTGCAAAACAATACGGCTAACGTAAACTTATCAATTGCCGTTGACCAATTAGCAAATGCATATAAATTAAATCCATCAAATAATGACCAAGTTATTTTTAAATCTATGTCAATCACACCTGTTATTGAAACATTCTCGATTCCGTCGATTCCGGGCGGACAACCAGATATGTCTGTACTGAAACTCGTACAATCGAAATCGGACATTTTCAGTGGCGGTGGACAAAATATTTTAAAACTAAACGTAGGGACGATTTATCGCAAACTACTATTCTATATTGAGGATTCAAACGGGAAACCGTTAGAGCCAAAAGACTTTACGGGTAATATGGAACTGGTATTTAACCAAGCGGACACGCCTTACAACGTGAAACCGGAAATACTCACACATGAAAGTCATAGTAATCTAGGTTATCCACTTCCACCGGGTATGTATTGCTTTGACTTCTCATTCCAAGGTGTACCAAATCTCGGAGGGTCACGCGACTACGTGGATACGGAGCGTTTAACAGAATTCTGGTTCCGTTTCTCTACGCAAGTAGGCGGGAAAGTCACAGTCGTATCAGAAACATTATCACGACTACAAATGTAAGGGGCTTTATGCTCCTTACCTATTTATAAGGAGGGAACAGAATGGGACTGAATCATTTCTATCACGATCTATACCCGGATACGGGTTTCAATACGACAAGTGGAATCACCGTAGCGGAAATGGGCGACCAAGTTGTATTAGTTGATGAAAAAGACATCAAGACAGACGTAAAACCAAAGAGCGACCCAGTAACAGGCGCAAGCATTTGGAAGTCGATTGGTCTATTTATCATCATCATAATCGCATTCGGTTATGTGGCGGGGAGGTTGTAAAGATGGACGTTACACAAATGACGCAATTGATTGGTAGTTTAGGCTTCCCGATATTCGCATGTATTTATCACATGACGACTATGAAAAAGACACTAGACGCGAATACACAATCTATTAACGCGAATACACAAATTATGATGCAAGTGCAAGCATTTATTGCACAAGTTGCGCAAGGAAGCGGGGAGAAGAAATGAGCAAATCATTAATTCTAGTCGTAGCTATTCTTGCATTATGGTTCTTTGTAATTCGAAAGAAAAAGGCGTGATGAAATGTGAACAACGACGCGAAAGGTTTAACGTTTCTTACTCTATCCCTTTTGTTTTTATGGCTCGTGTTTGATGATTTTGTCGGAAAGAAACGTCTGTCAAAATTGGCGCAAATGATGACGCCGGACTTATCACTTCCAAGCGCTGGAGAGGTCGCGGAAAAAGTGGTAGACGGTGCAAAAGAGTCTGTAAAAGAAACAACAAAGAATACAAGGGAAGCGCAAAAAGAAGCGGATAAAAAAGCGGGGGAAATTCTATTTGAAAAACCCGCGAAAAATGCAAAAGACCCCAAAACGAAAGAAGTATTAGAACGTCTTTCTGAACAAAGCAAGAAGCGCGCCCAAACGAACGCGTACAAAGATAAGGGGTGGCTCGGATACAGTTGGGAAGACTTATTCGAGGATACGTGGGGCACGGTGAAAGGGTGGTTTAAATGAAAGAATTTACGGAGTCAATGCCATTCGTCATCTTCTTTATGTCCGTGACCGTCCTATTGCAATCCTTCACGAATGAGCGTGTAACAAATGGATTTTTGCTACTCGTGTTAATGAGTATGGTTGTTACAAATTCGGACAAGTTTATAAAACTATTAAATGAGGTGAGAGTATGACAAAAGTATTCGATATGATCGCGGGAATTGGAATGCTCATTGGTATTTATTTGTTCCTTTCAAATGGTCGAGAAACAGTGTCAATCATTGAAGCAATGGGTAAAAACTCAATTGCGGGCATTAAAACATTACAAGGACGATAGGAGGGGTTTATATGGATTACAAGCGCGACAATTTAAACCGTCACGCGTTCCAAACACTGGACAAACCTGTATATGCACCTTCCATCAATTTAAATGTAGAGTTGGACGAGTACCTCGGCTCTTATGCCTTATTAGTAAAGCATACAGCAAAGCAACCAAAAATGGTTGTGGCTGACCCGATAAGGGAACCGTGGGAAAAAACACGCCCAAACTTGCAAAACGAACAAATTCGAAGAGAGGATTTCCCACAAGGCTATTATTTCGGGAATCCAATTATGGGGGTGTAGGGAATGCCAGAATTTGAAAAACTCGACCACCCTGCAAGTGGCGGGGGTGGTGGAAAACATAAACCGAAGTTTGACAAAAAACAAAAGATGCTATTACTAGGGGGCGGAATTGCCGTCGTCCTAGTGGCTCTTTTTATGAGCAAGGCAAAGCATAGTGGTTCTCCTCAAGAAGCTGTAGAGGAAGAATTGAAAGACTACTATACAAACTATCCAACACTCGGTAGTCAAAACTCGGTTGTACAAGATGGAATGAATACACTTGTCGGGCGACAAGAGGAAATTATGAACGCGCTGCTAGAAGCATCAGGGAAAAAGCCACCTTCAGAAGTGTATCAATACCGTAGTGGTGACTATGCGGATGAAGCATCTGCCTTAAAAATGCAATCTTTTTTAATAAATCAAGGTATCTCATCTACTACCATTGAGAAATTCCGTTCTGAAAAAGGGTGGGCGGGTGACCGAACGTATTACGCTGTAAAAGGATACACTGCCGACCAAGAAATGTTGTTAGATATATCAAAAAACGCTAGGGAAAAAGGGTATACCGTGAACAGTGAAACGCAAAAAGTGAAAACAGCCGATGCACCGAAACCGGGTACGCATTACGGAGCGTGGTAGTCTATGGCTCTAGATGTGAGACCATTCATAAACGACGCGCAACGAATCCAAAAAGAAACAGGAATCCCTGCTTCTATTATTCTCGGTCAAATGGTCTTTGAATCTAGCGGTAGCAATCCCGGTGGAATGTCTGGACTTGCCTACAATGCGAAAAATCTATTTGGTATTAAAGGTGTCGGAACTGCCGGGACATATACCGTTTGGTCACAAGAGTATGACGCGGGCGGGGGGCGTGTTTCTGGATTCCGGAAATACAACAGCTACTATGAGTCAATGGCTGACCATGCACGGCTCTTGCAAACACCGCGTTACGCTTCTAAGTTGCAAGGCGCGAAAACATTTGAGGACTTTGCAAAAGGGATTAAGGCGGGCGGTTACGCAACTGACCCGAATTATGCGGGACAACTGATTTCTATTATTAAACAAAATGGATTAGACAAGTATGACGACGGAACGCCATACACCGGAGAAGGGAGCGTTCCTGCCGGTGGAGGGAGTGATAAACGTGGAATATTCACAGGCGTCGCTAATGGCGTCATTCGTGCCTTGCTTATTCTATTGGCTTTTGTGGCTTGTGTTCTCTTTTTTGCCAAGGCATTCCCACAAGTGGAAGCAACGGCAAAGAGTGGAGCAAAGAAAGTTACAAAGTCATCCCCACGATCCAAGGGATATAAAAAAGTAAAACCGAAAGGCGGTGCTACGAATGGCGGACATACAGGGGCTCAAACTAAACGACAAGTTGAAACAAGTCTATGACAAGGCGTTATCCCTTGGTCTCAGGTTCACAAGCGGATACCGCCCCGGTTCTACCGGACCAAGCGGGAGACCGGATAGCCATTCTCAGGGCATGGCTATGGACTTCGCGGGCTCGAAAGATAAAATGGACGAATTCGCAAAATGGGCGAAAACGTCACCGCTATTTACGGAAGTGCTATGGCAAACAGCTGGTCACTTCGACCACGTTCACGTTGGGTGGCAAGAGGGAAAACACCAAGCTGGGAAGATGTACGTGGGCGATAAAACACTCATTGACAGACCGACTGGTGACAGTGGCGGAGCCTTGAGCGGTTCCGGTACGGCTTCCCCAAATTCCGACAAAGGATTTATCACAAGTGCATTCGTCGGAATCATACGCGCTGTTATGATATTAGTCTTTTTAATCGTAGCGGTATATTTCTTCTTCCAAGCGTTCCCTGATATAAAAGTAAAAGTATTTTAAGGAGTTGAGAACATGACAAAGGATAATACATGGCGCGAGGTCACACTCACACTACCGCCTAGAATGGCATATACACATGTGTTTGAAGATACAAAACCAAATCACTACGACATTAACAATCTATCTGTAGCGACGCTATACGCGGGCGTACGTGTCCTACCAAGTCCGCGCGAATATGAATTAATGGTTCCAAGTAATGGACGTAACATCCTAGCAAGAAAAGAAGGGTCTTCCCAAATCGAAATTTATAATGATAGCGACGTGACGGCACGTATCATTTTAACATCATTCAATGAGCCATTTAACCCTGCTGTACTTGCCAATAGTGCAAGTGGTACGAGTGGCGGAGGTGGTGGCGGTGGAACAGGTGGAGAGGTCATCGTAAAAGGATTCTCAAGTGCGCTACCTGCCGGGAACAACAATATCGGTAAAGTAGTTGTCACGGAAATGCCCGCTGTTAGTTTTATGCTACAAACATTACCACCGGGTACAAATCATATCGGTACAGTTACCGTAGCAAAACTACCGCCACTTGCTGAAGGAAAAAGCTTTATAGGAAGTGTGGGTGTGCAAGGCGGTGTATCTATTACAGATATGCCACCAATCAACGTGACGAATGACCCTGTCCGCGCGTCCTGTATGGCGTGGGAAGGTTCGGTGAATAATTCAATTGTTGTATTTGATATGGCGGACAAAAACGTCTTGAAATTCAACTACATCGTCAATGAAGGGGATACGGATTTATTCGTTAACTTTGACACGTATATTGTAAACCCAACAAACCTACAAGGTACAAATGGTTTAGGTGCTACGATCCGTTTGAAACCAGGAGAATCTATCACAGACTTTACGAGGAAGACTAGCAAAGTCAATATGACTCGTATAAGCGGTACGGGAACTGTCCGTATTTTGGGGGTGTAAAATATGGCTTTGATTAAACCGTTTCCTATCATCGAAACCAAAACAAGGAAACTACCTGCAAATGGAGTAAATCC